GATAAATATCTCAGCATACAGCATGTCTAAGCTCTTCACTCATGGCAACTAATACTCCACCACTTCCATTTTATATCCACTATCTCCATGAACCCACAAAACAAAGAATCAATAACCTACTGGCTCAATATGGGTACAAACTTCCCCGAACCTATGCTCCTGAAACTTATGAGATTATCGCGAATAGGTTATGCCGTACTTATTCTAGAACTAATCAATATACTGAGTCATTTATACGTTCTTGGTCTGTCAACACAGGTCCAGGCTTCATAATATACGCCGCAGATGGAGAATCTCTTGACATATATCATGGAAAGAAACGGAAAATGTGTACCAAAGATGTTGTTGAGAAGATTCTTAGAAAGGGGAGTGTTTTAATATACTACGGAGATGTCTATTTTCAGGAATACGAATCGTACATTACAAAGCAACGACAGAGACAGTTATCAAGTAGAGACGAGTTTCAAAATATCCCGCTTCTTGAGGAGCAGAAAATTAAGCGCGGTACTGTGAGTCCTTTTTACGATTCAGTTCGAGTAGTGAAAATTGGAAACATTTCTCAGACAAGCAGATCTCCTGGTTACGTTCAAGCTCTGGATTCCCTAATTCCTGGTGATTGCATATTTAACGTGGAAGGTGAGATCGCATTACCAAAAGATCTTGGCATTAATGATCAACGTGTAGTTTCTGCAATCCCATTTCGTGATTTGCCTGTCATTTCATCCCTTAGTGAAATTCGACCTGATGATGTCTTATGCGAAACACCTGAGTGGCTCGTTAGTTCATATAATAAACGCCATGTTGAGGATGTAGCTAAACATTTTCAGCGTACAGGAGGTAAGACTTTAAAAGACACTCACTTCATTAAGATTTCATTGAAAGGCGATCGTTTCTCTTATCGATTGACGACATTCATTTCTATACCAAAGTTAATTACTTTTACAGAGACGGGAGGAATTCCTAAATCAATTGTTGCAATACTTTTGTTGACATCTTTTGCCGACACAATTAGCCTTAGCTCAGACCAGATTGAAAGGATTACTGCAATAGTTCCTATTGAACCAGTGGCTCGTGTTCCATCTATGGCACTCACATCTGCTGCATTACAACTTCGTAAGACTTTCTTTTGGAATAATGAGATGGGGTTAATAGTGGTGGCGCCAAAGGGAAGCATGAAAACAACGCTTTCAGAGGTTATGTCTATTGCATTGCCAGGTGTGATTATCATTGATTCTGACTGTTATGGAAAGTGGATAACGCTCGTAGAGCAAAAGCGACCTGTTCCAAAACTTTCCCAACTTGGTCGTGATGACTATGAAGAGGTGTCTTTCTTTGAAAAGATAGCTGTGAATTTACTCCAGATTCACGGAGAAGACTATCGTTCAGCGTTGGAGCATTTTCGTCGTACATATGCTCATATTTTGTCTCACCCAGTTCATGGTATTGCAAAGTTTCAGGATGTTATTGCTAATGAATTCGGTCATACTCAAGTGTTGCTCTTCCTGCACACAACAGTTGAAGCTAATTTGATGTCCGGCAAGTGGCAGCAATTAGTTATCAGACCAATTCATGATACTGCTGAAGCTGTGAAGAACCGGGATCGTGCACTTAAAGAGGCTAATGTGTTTCTTCATCATGCATATAATGCTGTAACTCCAATTTCTAATAGATCTTGTTTAAATTGGGCAGAGTTCATGATACTTCTCAACCCTTCTATGCTTCAGCTGATGGAAGATAAGTTTTATGAGGAATTGAAGAAGTACGGCAAATATGAGTGAATAGTATGCTCGCCGCGCGTCCCTCTCACATGCCAGTGCGCCAAGTCTTGCAAACTTGGGGGCCTAAGGAGGGACGTCTGTAATGAGATTATGATC